GGTCTTTCATTGCCGCTCAGCGCATGATGACGGGAAGTACATCGACGGACACGCTTACCGGTATCTGTCCATCGATGAGGCAGGGTGGATTCCGAACCTGAAGAGCCTGATGACCAACGTCATCGTCATGCGACTGGCTGGAGGAGGCGAGATTGACCTCATCGGCACGCCTAAAGGCTACAACGACCTCTATTTCTACTATGAGCGAGGGCAACGAGGCACTCCCGGGTACTATAGTCAACGTGGCAGCATCTATGACAATCCGTACCTCCCGCGAGAGGATATCGAGATGCGCGACCGACTCCTCGCCTCCGCTGACCCGAAAATCAGAAAACAGGTGCTGGAAGGCGAGTTCGTTGACTTCAGCGGGCTCGCCTTTACCCGTGACCAGCGGGATAACGCGTTCGACCCCCATCTGGAGCATTACGAGGGGTATATCCCCGGACACCGCTACTGGGCGGCGTTCGATCTCGGTAGACAGACGGACTTTACGGTTGGGATCGTGCTGGACGTCACGACCAAGCCTTGGAAGGTCGTCTCCTTCACGCGGCTGAACAAGGTCGCGTGGGAGGAGATCTACGCGACGATTGATCGCGTGACTAAGGAATACCACATGCGATTCGCCCGGATCGATGCCACGGGACCTGCTGGCGACGTGATCGAGGAGGAGATGACCAAGCGGGGCATCAAGGTGGACGCATTCAAGACATCCACCCGTGCATCCAAGTTGGACATCATCAATGGGCTCCAGAGTGCCTTGGATGAGGGGCGGAAGGTCATCGGCGTTGCGGATAGTGTCGATGACAACGGATCGGTCCAGCATCACCCGATTCTGGAGGAACCCGGCGACGGCAACTGGGGATTGATCAGATTGCCCTGCATTTCGCAGTTGATGGATGAGATGGGTATCTATAGCATTGATGATAAGAACATCCCGTTCACCGACTCGGTTATGGCCCTTGCGCTGGTCGTGGACCTTGCCCGGGAGATGGAGGGGGTCTCGGCCCCGCTCATCGGTGGAATGTACTGGTCCGCAGAACAGGAGACACAGAGTTCTCGGCGTGCTACTCTGGAACGGGTGGATATGGTCCGCATCCCTGTGGGCGTCAGCGGCGAGATCCTTGGAGGGTATTGATGGCTTCGATGGATAGGAAAGAAGTGGTCGATCTCTATCGATCTCTCCGAACCCAGTGGCAGGCGAGGAACGCCGAATACGATCTCTCTAGGAGCAGGTATAACGGGACTCATTGGGATGATGGCACGAACCCAGAGCCGGCAAACCGGTATTCGCTCACGCTGAACTACCTGAAGCCGTTTGTTGACAAGTCGGTCCAGTCTCTCGTCGGACGCGTGCCCGCGATCCAAGTGATGCCCGCTGGGGTTGATCTGGCCTCTCGGCGCCATGCCGAGCAACTGGAGGCCGTTCTCTATGGGACGTGGCAGGCGAACGACGTTGCGCGGGTCCTGTTTGAGACCGCGTTCGATTCCTTCGTCCTTCGGCGCGGTCTGATCTACGTCTGGTGGGACCCCGCGAAGAAACTGGTCCGGTTCAAGAATGTGACGCCCGACAACTTCTTTCCCGAGTTCGATGGTGAGGAGATGTGGCGCTGCGTCTATATCTCGCGTCGGGCCACGGATCGGCTTCGGAAGGACTACCCCGACCAAGCGGATGACATCAAGGAAGACAGTGAGATGGATTACAGCCTCACTGTGAACGATGACACCTACCGTGCGACCGCCAAGGGGCAGACCACGGTCATCGACGTGTTCGACGTGGATGGTGGCCACACGCGTGTCATGGGCGAGGCCGTGATCAACAATTCGCTCCATTACCCGTTCAAGGCCCTGCCGTTCATCGAGTTCCCGTGTTTCCCCCAGTCGGGTCTCGCTGAGCCCCTGAACCTGATCAACCAGTTGATCGAACTGAACCAGTACCTTGACCAGTTGGTCAGCCAGAAAGCCGACATCATCGCGCGCTACGCCAACCCCACGATCCTCGACTTCGCCTCCGGGCAGAGTCCAGAGGAGATCCGGCGTGCTGTCGCTGCACAGGGTGCTGTTATCCCGATCCGGCGTGACGGGAACATCGGGCTCCTCAACTGGCAGGGAACGGTCCCGGCTATCGATGAGCAGATCACGCTCGTTCTCGACACCATGTTTGACCTCGCTGGGAAGCCCCGGTCGGCCTTTGGGCAGACTGTGGCCAACCAGAGCGGGATTCAGACGAACCTGAGCCTGAATCCGACCCTCCAGAGCAATGAGGCCCATGAGTCCGTCTGGGGTGCGGGGCTTGCGAAGTTGAACGAATTCATCCTCATGCTCTGGGAAGACTTCATGAAGGGCGACGAGATCTCCTTCCGTGGTCGGTATCAGGCCCCCAGTGGGTCCCAGAAGTTGTTCGATGTCACGATGCTTGGCAAGGACATCGGTGGCTGGTACAAGAACCGGATCAAGTGGCCGAGTGCCATCAGGACCGACGACCCGGTCTACGTCCAGAACCTCCTTCAGCAGTTGCAGGCGCAGCCGTTCCCGGCGATCAGCCTCTACACCTATCTGGAGTCGATGGGGTTTGAGGATGTCGAGGCCGAGAGCGACCGTATCGGTCAGCAACTGGAGGACCCGAGGTTCCATCCTGATCGCTTGAAGGCCGCGACGGATGCGATGGGTGCCATGCAGGGCCAGATGCTTCCTCCTCCGGGCGGCGGCGCCGCTCCGGGGGACATGCCTCCGGGCGGTCAGCAGGCGTTCACCGATTCTCTCGCTGCTGCTGGCAATCCTGACCAGACTATGCTCGCCCAGAATCAGGTGTAAGCGTGGCCGGACACTGGCAGACCTATCTCGCCATCGACGGGGATACCGGGAAGACGGTCAAGAAGCAGCGCTGGGTTGAAGATCCTGCTGCTCCCACAGCCGCTTCCACAAAGTCCACGTATCGGCCTCCGCTTGTCCAGCCTCCGCAGACTCCTGCGGGGCTGACCCCTGCCCAGAAGGCGCGGCTGGAGGCTTCTGCGAAGGAGCAGGCCCAGAAGGCGTTGGCCGATTCCGCGAAGGCGAGGACCAACAAGGCGCTGTGGGATCTGCTCCGCAAGCGTCAGGCCCAGCAGATGGCGATCCTCGACGGGCGTCCTGAACCGGCGAAGAAGTTTGGGACGAGTCCTGACGTGGTTTCCCTGATCTCCAAGATCCATCAGGCCGGTGCGGACCGTGCGACCTTGGAGGCGGTCAAGCATCGCAAGTACGATCCCAAGAAGAAGTCCAAAGATGTGTCTTCGGACCTTAGTACGCTTGAACGGTTGATCGCAGAGGCGCGTGCCCGTCAGGAGGCCGCTGGTGACGTTCCTACGTCCGTGGACTCCCAATACCTGATCGATCTTCAGGAGCAGTATTCGAAGCGTGCGGATGCCCTTCGGAGTGATGTCGAGGCCGCTGACAAGCGGTTCATCAAGCAATTCGGCAAGTTGAAGGGCAAGGACGGGAAATACCGGGCTGAGACGAAGGAACAGGTGGATGCGTGGAACGCGTTCTTCGCTGATCCTGAATATCGAGCGATGATGGCCGAATGGAACCGTGTTGCGGGTACTCCAGCCCTTCAGGGGTCTGATGGGTCTGCGTCGAAGACTCAGAAGACGTTCGATGCTATTGCGCTTGCCCAGCGAGCGTATCTCTGGAATCAGGGGAATACGGCCTACAAGCAGAATGTTTCGTTCCTTCAGAAGAACAAGGAGACCGACGAGGCCCGATCTGCCATCGTCAACTGGCAGACGGGCGAGCGGTACATGTATGACTCCGTCCGCGACACGATCCCCGCCACTCAGACCGGGATCGAGATCAGGAATGGGTTCGTCCACAAGCGGACTCCTGACGAGGAAGTCGATTTCCAGCGTCAGAAGTACATCGCCAAGCAGCAGCAGCAGTTCCTTCTCTCGACGCAGAAGCAGATGATCTCGATTGCCGGTGCCCCGATTGGCGTGATCTCGCAGATTGCCAATAGTGCGGCGAATGTCGATAGTGCCGAGATGCAGTCGTTCTTCGATCAGGCACAGAAGATGTCCGGTGTGACGGGCGTCAACAGTCGCCCCGATCAGCAGAGGATCGTGGATGCCGCGATGTCCCTCTGGGATGCCAAGTATGGGCGGCTTTTCAACCAGCAGACCGGGTTTGTCTCTCCGACCGGTGGGTTTGACCGTGAGAACATGTCTGGGATGCAGTACGGCGCTATCTCGACCGATCCTGTCCGCGCGAAGTACCTTGCCGCTCGCGAGCAGGCGTACCAGAGTTTCTACCGGAAGATGGGTGTTGATGCGCCGAACCTTCTTGAAAAGGTCCCCGGGGCGATTCCTCCGATTCAGGGTCTCGCTAACATGATTGGGGCCGGACCCGGCATCTTCGGCACGAGCGGGAAGGTTGTCGCGTCTGCTATTGCGGGCCAGCCTGCTGAGTTGCTCATGTC